AACAACTCCTGAACCACCTTTAGAACCGTAGAACCTCCTCCTCCTCCTCCAACAATTAAAATTTTAGCAATTAAATCCGAAGGCGGTGTTATGGTTGTATAATCGTATAGTTGTCCTATATTATTAACTTCTAATTTACCATTTATATTTGTTTGTATCATAATTATTCAATTTTTTAAATTATTATATATCGTTAAAAATTTCTAATAGCTCTAACACCCAGATGAGCGTATTTGCTTCCGTAAGACCAATTATTACCATACATATGAAAATACCAAGCTGAATAATCATCATATTCTGATGAACACCAATAGTAATACCCATCGTACGTAACAAACCCTCCTAAAATAACCCTATTTTTATATAATTCATTCATTTCATTTTTACTTGGTAGAAACCAGTCATTATAGCCACCAACAGTAGAACTAACACAACTCCTAGATGCTTGAGCACCAGCACACCCATTACATATATCTGTTGTATTTTGTTTACCAGTTCCTATATTTATACCATCAGCTCCTGGAATACCTGTTCCTCTGCATCCCCACTCTTCTATAGATGTTAAATCTGATGTTTGGGCTATAAATCCGTGAATACCGGTACCGTCTAAATAAGCTATTTTACCACCTAAATAAGTGTCTCCTATTTTTAATGGATTAGTATAATATAAAATTCTTCTACTTGCCATAATTAATATCCCCTTATATGGAATGATGCATAATCATAATAATTTTTTATTTCAGATGCACTCCATGCTCTTTTTTCTAAAATAACTTCGTCTATATAACCTTCCCAGCCATTACTAACCCAATTCCAAGTTCCGATTTTATAATCTTGTGTATTTCCATCGGCAATTGTATTAGTCGAGCCTGTTAATGGCGTTGTTTGAGATGAAATAACACCATTAACATAGATATTAATTTTAGTTCCATCGTATGTTCCAATTATATTATTCCAATTATTCCAGTTTGGAACCAAGTCGTAGGCTAAAATATTTTTCAAACCATAACCTCCGCTTACGCCAACATACCAACTTGCGTAACCACCAGAATATCCAATTATACATGAAGCGCTGGTTGTATTAACGGCTGGACCGAACCAACCTCTATATGTTATTCCTGTTATGTTACTTGCAGTATTCTTAACCCACAAACTACAAGTTAATCCAGTTGTTGCTGGTTTCCATGAATCTCTACTTGTGATTAAGCCAACACTTGATGTTGAACCTGTTGTATATAAAGCATAATCATAAACACCATTAACATATACATATTGAGTTCCGGTTGTTGTACCACTATTATTCAAAGGACCACTATCTAATAAATTATTATTACATTTCCAATAACCAATAGTATCAGATCCTGGAGTGAATGTTCCGTCTGGTAATATTTCAATAGGTCTCCTACCTAAAAGTTCTCCGATTGATGGTTCTGTTCCGTCCATTAGGTCTATTCGTGGATATGCTGTATGATTAACACCGTCTACTCCTGACTGATATGGACTTAATACACGATGTCCAGCAAAACCAGTTAATTGATGCCACTTATAATCAATCAAATTAGTTAGCTTATTACCATTTATATCGTAAATATAACTATCATCACTATTAGTAGTTCCAGTCCAAGTATAAGGTCTTAAAACAGACACACATAAACGCCAATTGCCTTCTGGTATATATGTTTCAGAATTATCATAACTACATGTCACAAAATAAGGATTAGTGTTATAAACATCTGTAGTAAGAGACGTAACACCCGTAAGTGTAACAACACTGTTATACGCATATAAACCAAAGTAAAACCAACCTTTTGAACTTTTAACTACTCTTTTCACCCAAACTGAAAATCTATATGACTTCGTTGGATCTATTATGATTGATGGAAGCCATGGTCTCCACCCAGCATATCCTTTATCAACTGAAATAGTTCCTTCTGCTAATTTAATTGTGTCTCCATAAGGACCTGTGCCATTAATTATAGTAGTTAGACCATTTAACACCCATTGTTGTAAATTACCATATGTTACTGTTTGACCTGTAGCCCAACTTACATAATTTACTAAATTATTACGTCGTTCAGTTATCCAACCATTATCAGCTAAACCAATTTGTCCACCGTTATTTAAATAAATTAGTTCATTCATTATGTTCTAGTTACTTTTAATTTTCCTCTAACCAATGTTGGAGAACTTGATAATCCTGTTATAATAAATTTAACTTGATTAGTAGCCACTACACTATTAGCGCCTGTAGCTGTATGTGTTTGTATAGCTGATATAAATGTTTTACCAGTTAAACCAGTTATTGCAGTAGTATTAATATAGAATGTAGTTGTTCCTGTACCAGTATCACCTTGTAATTTCACGCTATTAATAGTATAAGGATATTCAGCAGATAAATCAAGAATAAATGTTTCACCTGTCGCTGTAGCCAATCCTCTAAATTCAAAATCTATTGTTTCAATTATACCAACTAAACCATTAGAAGTTAAATTAACATTTGGAGAATATAAAGTAGTACCACTATAATATAAAGTTGGTGTGTATGTATATAAATTAGATAAACCTGAACTACCTGTTGCTCCTGAAGAACCAGATTCACCAGAAGTTCCATCAACTCCATTAATACCTGATGTTCCTGAAGATCCACTAATACCTGAAGTCCCATCAACTCCATTAATACCTGATGTTCCTGATTCTCCTGATTCTCCCGATGTTCCTGAAGATCCACTAATACCTGATGTTCCATCAGCTCCATTAATACCTGAAGTCCCAGATTCACCTGATGTTCCTGAAGATCCACTAATACCTGAAGTCCCATCAACTCCATTAATACCTGATGTTCCTGATTCTCCTGATTCTCCAGATGTTCCTGAAGATCCACTAATACCTGATGTTCCATCAGCTCCATTAATACCTGAAGTCCCAGATTCACCTGATGTTCCTGAAGAACCAGATTCACCAGAAGTTCCATCAACTCCATTAATACCTGATGTTCCTGAAGATCCACTAATACCTGAAGTCCCATCAACTCCATTAATACCTGATGTTCCTGATTCTCCTGATTCTCCCGATGTTCCTGAAGATCCACTAATACCTGATGTTCCATCAGCTCCATTAATACCTGAAGTCCCAGATTCACCTGATGTTCCTGAAGATCCACTAATACCTGAAGTCCCATCAACTCCATTAATACCTGATGTTCCTGATTCTCCTGATTCTCCAGATGTTCCTGAAGATCCACTAATACCTGATGTTCCATCAGCTCCATTAATACCTGAAGTCCCAGATTCACCTGATGTTCCTGAAGACCCACTTACACCTGATGTTCCTGATGATCCTCCACCCCCATACGGTCCAATAGGTCCATCTTTACCAGAAGAACCAGAAGTTCCATCGCTTGATGTCCCTGATGTGCCAGATTCACCAGATGTTCCTGATTCACCAGATGTTCCAATACCACCATCTTTACCAGAAGAACCAGATGTTCCATCACTTGATGTACCTGATGTACCTGATTCACCAGATGTTCCACTAATACCTGAAGAACCAGATTTACCAGAAGTCCCATCACTAGATGTACCAGATGTACCTGATTTGCCTGAAGTTCCATTTATGCCACTAGTTCCTCCTTGTCCTGTAGGTCCATCTTTCCCAGATGACCCACTAACACCAGATGTTCCATCTTTCCCAGATGACCCATTTTTACCAGAAGTTCCATCTCTACCTGATGTGCCTGAAGTTCCATTTATTATAACCCATGTAGATCCAGTAATTCCACTTAATATAACTTCATTGCATAATATCCCAGTATCAATACTTAAATCAAAATAAATTCCATCTACATTACCGTCCCACAATAATACTGGTGTGAATGTTATTGGGAAATTCTCATTCATATCATCAGGCAATGATTTAACCAAACCTTCAGCATAAACAATCATTTCGTTGAATACATTCATTCTATTAGTCAATTGAGTCCCAGTAGAGTGATTAGGCGCATATGTAGTACCATTAGCTAAATATATTCTAACTGAAAATTTATTCATATAACTAGAAGTCATTGTAAATGGAATTGGACATATGAAAGCTGCTGGGTAAGTAGTCAATGGGTTCAACTCAATTTCGTCTTCAAGTAAAACTTGACAATAAACAGATTTACCGTTTATAGTAGAAGTTTCGATCCAATTTTTTAAATATTGTAATAATGTAGTATAAGTCATGTTATTGGTTATTTTATTGTAATTTAGCCATCATATCATTAAATTCTTCAAATGTAGTTGGCTTAATAAATTTATTTGTAATATGTGGTAATTTATAATTAATGTAATCTCTAGAACTAGACATTATTACTAAATTAACATTGAAATTACTTTCTACAAACTCATATAATTTCAAGCCGCTCATTTCTGGCATAAAAATATCTATGATAACATAGTCATATCTATGATTTTGTAAAAAATTAATACATTCAAACCCATTGTTAACTACATTAAAATTATATTCTGTTTGATATAACCATTCTCTAAATAAATTAATATAGTTAATATCATCATCTACGATAAGTAAATTCATTTTTTACCATTTGTTTTTTCCAGTACAACAATTCTCACTTCATGATCTCTTAAATCTGAACGATGATCAACCATAGTTTTATCTACACAATTTAATTTTTCTTTTACATTTTTAACTGTTTCGTCCATAGTCGCTTGATATGTTAATAGATTAGTATTTATTTTGTCCATAGTAGTATCTAAATTACAAAGTGTATCATTAGTTTTTTCTATTAATACTATGCTGCGATTTTCTCTATCGTCAGTTTGATTCATCCATCTGTTTATAAAAAAACCAACCACGCCAATAAGTAATGTTATCAACGAACCTATTACTCCAAGCACAATTTCATCTGTTAGTATAGTCCCAATCATAATTTATTATATTTATTTTTACACTTTGTTATTATAATTCCTATTCATATGCAAATTATTATTTAATCTTGGCACACCGCCTATCTTAAAATCATATATATTATTTATAGGTTTATCGCCATACTTATCATTATAATATAACGTATATGACGATTGATTATTTTTAATATATCTATACATTTCTTTCCTTTTAGAATCTATAAAATCTTGTATATAATCTCTCATAAAAGATAAATCTTTGCTTTCTGCTGCTTGACTATGTTCAGATAATTTAATTCTTAAACCCGCATCGTTGGTTTGAAGTGACAGATTTATAATTAAATTTTGCCATGTTCCAAAAGCCAATATAGATTTCAGATAATTATTTATAATAATTAAATTCTCAGCCGTAGTTGTTCCACCAGATATTTGTAAAATAATTTCTTCATACCATTGCTGGCCTATAGAATTTTTAATTAAAGTGTCTTGTGTAAATAGCATCGTAGAGTTAATTAATACTTCTTCTATAGTACTATTTATTTGGGGTATCAATGTTTTAACTTCCGTTGAAGTCATTATATATGTGCTCATACGGCTGGTATTATTTTTTCTGTAATTGGTATTGGTAATGTTTGTTTAACTGGAATTTCTAAAGTAGGAATTATTGTTTTAGATAACATCTTTTCATATATTGGTTGTATTCCAGTTATAATTTCTCTTCTTGTTGGTTTAACCACTGTTTCATCATAGATTGCTTCAAAGGTTGGTATTTCAGTAGAATTGCCTAGCTTGCCTGGAACAAGGATCCCCAAAAGTTGAACTGGTAATTGATGACCAACTGATATATTACCAGTTATTTGTTCGCTTATAAATTTATATCTTGTGTCATCTTGGTCATTATTAAATTTCTCAAGTGTTGGAGCGTGTTCTTTATCTTCTGAATACATTACTAACATCTTACCAGCATTATCAGAACCAGTAAAATTGCGTTTTAAAGCTTTTTCGAATTCCATTTGTTTATCTTCATCGTAATATGAGTTAACTGAAATTAATGTATTGGCTACGAAATTATTAGCAACAAGGTTGGCATAATAATTTTCAAGCTCAATATCTGTTACAATCCATTTTAAGGAACTAAAGTAATATGGCTTTGGGTAAACATCTTCTCCTGGGTTATACCTCTTATAATAATAAATTTGATGATCATCGAATTGTGTGTTTTCATTGTACCCTTGTAATGTTTGTATTTCTCTATTTGAATATTTTAACCAGTCATTTGAATAATAATAGAATAGAACTTTATCTTGATCATCTGGCTTTCCACTTCTAACTTTAGAAAAATCTAAATGATTAATTTTAACAATAGATGTATGAGAAACATTCCATATAACTTCTATCGCGAAACCACCAAAAATAAGATAGTCCAAGGTTATTTTCCCATATATATCATCACTCTCAAAACCTTTTGTAATCTTTTGTTTTAATGTATTTATAATGGCAGCATGTATTGCTGAGCCATAATATAAATCTAATAAATCCTGAAACCATTTATTTTGTTCGCCAGCCAAAAAATATCTATAAGTATTACTCCATACTTCTTTGAATATTGGTATTTCTTGTTGTCTAAAATTTATTGAAAGTGGTTTGCTAGATATCTTTGTGGAATAATTGTTCATCTCCATATCATTTAATTACTTTTTATCTACTATCTATATATATTAAAATTGACAAGTTTGTTGGTCTAAAATTTTTTTATTTCTATAAAAGGTAGTATCTTTGACGTATGACTATAAATGAATCTTTAAAAAATAGAATTGTAGAAAATGATGAATGGGTAACTAAGGATCTTATTAAATTAATATCTTCGGATACTGGATATACATATGAGAGTTGTAGGTGTAATACATTTAGGCATATTGAAAATTTACCAGATTGGTTTTTTAATAATTATAAATATATTTCAAACGGCACAGGGAAACCGTCTAGAATAATAAAAGAGAAATTTGATAAAATTATATCTTTCAATAAAGATTTTATATACGAATGGTTATTTAATAAATTAAATAAAAATAGTAAAATATTAACATTCTGTGGATATTGTGGTAATGATGTGAAATGGCTAATAGATAATAATTATATTGATATAACATGCGTTGATAAGAATCGGAAAATATTAAACACTTACGAAGAATTAAAATATAAAAGCAAGAATATATGCGTAAAATATAATAAAATTAATTTAGATTTTGATATAGTTTTTTATGATTCTTGTTCTTATTTTTGTAAAAACATCGAAAAGGATTTAATACTAACCAATATAAGCAAAATAAATAATTTTTTCATAACAGTTCAAAATATTAATAATAAATATTGTAACAATAATTTAATTAAATATATAACTGATTCGATGTATAATTTTAATTTAATTGATATTAAAACTTACACCAGTAGAATTCAAAAAATGATAGTATTTAAATTTGAGAACAAAATTTTCACACAGCACACAAGATGAATATTATACTCCATTATATGCAGTAGAAATTATCGTTCCTTATTTAAAAAAAAAATCTATTATATGGTGTCCATTTGATACAAAAAAAAGTAATTATGTTAAAAAATTTATAGAGTTAGGACATACTGTACATTATACTCATATAAATAATGGAGAAGATTTCTTAACTTATATTCCAGATTTTAATTTTGATTGTATAATAACGAACCCTGCGTTTAGTATTAAAAATGAAACAATATTAAAATGTTTAACTTATAACAAGCCGTTCGCTTTATTGTTACCAATGACTATGTTAAATTCTATAGAAACAATAAATATATTTAATAAATTTGATGTACAATTTATAATAATGGATAAAAGAGTAAGCTTTAATGGTAATAGACCTAATTTCACATGTTGGTATGTTTGTAATAATTTCCTACCTAAAAATATAATGATACACTTATTTAATCAAGATCCACGTGATCTATATAAAAACGAAAAGGGAGCTAATTAGCTGCTTTGTTGGTCTAAAATTTTTTTATTTCGATAAAAGGTAGTATCTTTGTAAGACAAAATCGATAAATAAACTTAAAAAATAGGAGGAAACAAATTATGTTAGCTAATGTAAATTGCCCAAGTTGTAAAACTTTACACACAGGCTTAAATTTTGGCGGAACTTATAAATGTCATGTGTGCGGTGGAAGTTTTAAAATTGATGATAAACCATTTGATCAAACTCTAAATCAACAATTAGCTCCTACTGGATTCAACGCTACTACCGGAGCCTTATATTTAATATTAACTGGAGTTGGTTTTCTTTTATCGATGTATGTTTTATTTATAATGTAAAAAATATTAACATACATTTGTTAGATTCAAAAAATTGTTATATCTTTGTTTTATCAATTTATAGAATGGTTTGAAAGGACAGGACCTTAGCGTTACAATGAAAATTGTATAATCGACGGGCAACAGCCTACTGAAAAATACCAACAGGAAGACCATATGAAAAAGGCCGCTAATAAGCGGCCTTTTAAAAAAAAAACGAATTTATATGGAAGTTCCCGTTAGGGATTGTGTGCTTAGACTACGTATGTAGCTTCAAAAGCTAAACCAGTAATTTCTACCAATGGTTTTGATTCAATACCTTCGAGTTCGAAAGTAAAACCAGCTTTACCATCACTAGCTGCTTCAGTTCCATAAGAACCAGCAATCATAGTTAATCCATTATCAAAACCAACAGCGTAATATCTACCATTGATTGTTTTTACTACCCCGACTACATCAGCTTGTAATAGGGACTTATACATCAACATAACATCTTCATCCATACCTTGGACAAAACCGCTAATCTTTGGTTTAGAAACTGCAACCCCATTAGCTATATTGATTGTTGGTGTATCTAGCACTGAACCAACTTGCTTGTTAAGTGATACTTCGTAAAAAGCTGCGTTAGTTCCAGTTGTCCCACTCATTGTGAGACCAGTTATTGCTGTACCAGCTGCATTTAATTCATAAGATACCAAATCACTGTAATTAGCCAAGAATATCTTGGTAAGTCCTGGTTGAGCGTCTCTACATGCATCTGCTATTGTTGTACTAAATCTTAAACATGCCATAATTTATATTATTATTTTTTTATTATGCTTGTGCGAGCACAATTTCATTTCCCCAGTAATATGAGGTACCAATTTTAAAATCAATAGTTGATCTAACTTCTTGATTATCTTCACTCCACCAAATTTTCATTCTATCTTCTTCTGAAAGTAAATCAGTAACTAAAATAAGATTGCTTGCTGGTGAAAGCACCATATGACAACTAGCGTCAAGGGCTTTAATTGGAGTCACTTTTATTGATGTGCCTGGGAATATAAAAGGAGCAACTCCTGAATTTCCACTCATATCAATATGATATAAATTACCAACTACTAACGCTTGAACTATTAAACTAAATGTATCAAATCCAACAAATAAAGTTAAATCTGTTTTTGATTTAGCCTCTGGGGAAAGAAGATTAAACATACCATAAACAGCTGTTAACCAATTTGAATATGTTAAACCAGTTGCACATGGATTAAAAGTATAATCATTTACAGTAGAATCGTCTTCCATTGCGTGAATTAAACCTTCACATTTAAGAGATGAACTTGTAGTAGTACTCCAAATCATATTTTCAACTTTTGTTTGAAGCTGTTTTACTTTTCTATCACTCCATTGTTGTTCGAATGGAATAGATGTGTTATAACCAGGTTTCATTGATAACTGCATTGAAGTAGTATTCAAATCTTCTGGACAAAGTGTTTCTTGAACTTTTAATGAAACCACTGAAACCTCTTTATCTGAAAGAGTAGTTGTTCCACTTGTTGCGTATCCGCAACCACCTGCTTGTAAAAGCAAATCAGTATCAAGATATTTGAGTGTTTGTTTGTATTTCACTCCTGGTAAAATTGTAATCAACTGAGCCGTTTGGTTTCCCAATAAAGCCTGGGTCAAAAGCGTTTGACTATTTTCGTTTACCCATCCTGTTAATGCGCTTACATTGAATGCCATAATTTTTTAATTATTTTTTAGTATTTCTAATACTCTTGATAAGTTCTATTCTTGAATCAACAATAGAGGTAGACTCATCAATAGGTTTTGACTTTTTCAACTCAGTTGATAATGTCATTTTTCCTAAAATAAAATCAACATCACCTTTCAGTTTTGTTAATTCGTCCGTATAGGTCGGTAGATTTTCTAATTTAGTTTCTATTGATGTAATTTTTTCTAAAAGAATATCATATGGGTTAGTTTCTATAATAGGTTCCAAGTTTTCAACGAGTTCAATGGTCTTAACTATCTCATCTTTTACTTCTGTTTCCACAATAGGTATTTCTTCTACTGGTACATCTTGTTTCATATCGGTAGGTATTAATGAATCATCGTCTGGTATTTCTTCTGTGTCAATTTGATCTGTTATATCCACTATCTTTCCATTTTCAACTGAAATAATTTGACCAGTTTCTAATTCATAATTCCCATCTGGTAAATCTATCATTCCATCTGGAGTCTGCACTTTTATACCTACTCCAATTGCTAGATCTCCATCTAAAACGCAAGGAGTTCCATCTTTTAAAATTACTTCGCCAATAAACTTAATTTTAAGAATTTTCAAAAGTTTATTAATCATAAATTTTATTATTTATTTTTTGTTCATTCTACTATCTATATATATTAAAATGAATATAAATGGTTAAAATTAAGTTAAATAATAATTACTCTCCACCTCTTGTGGTGTCAAACATGTACCACTCCATATTTTATATTCAGATAAATATGCTGATGTTCCACCATAATAATCACGAAAATAAACCCATAAATCTTTATTTGATACTTTATTTTCAGTTGATCCGCTACAACTGTGAATCAATCCTAAATATTCATTTTCGTTTCCAATGTAATATTTCACATTAGAACTAGATATAACGCTATTTGACTATTATCTGGGTATAATATCACTCCCCCATTATTTACAAAACACACATCTTTTGTTGCCATATTAAATGAAACTCCCCTCCAATTTATTTTTTGTTCACTCTATTATTCTTAGTGAAATGATGCCTCGACTGAATACCCTTTCACTACCCCTTTTTTAATTTGTTCCCATAAGTCAGTATCTATGATTTTATATTTCACCATCCATCTTGTTTCTGTTTCGCTTTCGTCCAACCAAGATTGCATCATAATTGCGCTACCGGTTTTATTTTGAACATGTTGAAAGGTAATATTTCTATTGAATCCGAATTTTCTAAAAGAATTTCTTACTGTTTCTCTAGAAAAATATACATAACCTGGGAAGCCATCTCCTACGTTGTGACGATATATCATTTGGCCACTTCTCAAAACTAATCCAACTATCTCTTTCTTCTCAACGTTTTCTATTTTAAATTCTACATTGAAATTTCTTTTATCCAATCTCATATTAGTATCTGCTGCCGTAAGATGACATTTACAAGCATCTCTACATAAAGTGTTATAATATGGAGTATTTTCAGGTTCTTTTATTTCTCCAACCCACCCCTTTCCAACTGGAATGCCAGCTAATATAATATTATCACTATATGGAACTCTCGGAAGAGCGTTATTAATCCAATATCTCAAAGGTTTTGGACCTTTAGACACCCACTCTATGCAAGAAGGACAATGTTCGTCATCACCTAATGTCCAGTTATATAACACGTCTAAATCATCTTCTTTTATATCAGATGGTTTCCATATTTCTTGTCTATGTTTAGCAAAGTATATAAAATTTTCCTCGATAGCTGGAGCGTCTACCATACTAATCGCGATAACTCCAGTTTCTTCTGTATCGTCTATTTTAAGTTCCCTAATTTTGAGTAGTTTTTTTAACATGTTTATTAAATTATTTTTTACCAACTTGATTTTTGTTCAATTACAGCAACTCTTTTTTGAGTTCTTGTAATATCAGTTTCTAAAACAGTAACTGGAATACTTGTAACTTCCCTAATAACTCCTTTTAATTCTTCGACGTCCATTGTTGTAGTATAATTATTTATTATAGTGCTTTGTTGTTTTGATATATTGTTATATATATCATCTGGTATTAAACCACCATTTTCAAATCTATTAGTATAATATACAATTTCACTTTTTTTATTTTCAATCACTCCACCTTGTTCGTAGATATAACCACCATTTTCAAAAATAGATCTATTATTAGATATTTCACTATTTTTAATTGTATTAATAATTCTTAAACTATTTTCAGAAACATAATCTCTATTAATTTTATCTAATAATGTTTTAATACCTGGTTTTTTAACTGTATTTTTATTAATTATATATTCACCACCTTCTAATTCAACTATTCTATCTGGTGTAGTAGCTTTCACTCCACCTTCAATATGAGATGGTCCTTTGATATAACCACCATTTTCTAAAATAGTAATTTTATCTAATATCTTATTCGTTTCACTAGATAATAAATTATTTTGTATAGTAGTATTTCTATTAATAATATCATTATTTTTAACACTATCTATAACTTTACTTATCTCAATAGTAGTTAAAGATTTATTATTTTTAATGCTATCAACAATTTTATTTGTCTCTTCTACTTTTAAAGATTTATTATTTTTAACACTCTCAATTATATTGTTTATTTCACTCGTAGTTAGATATTTATTATCTGTTATTTTATTTGTTTCGATCGTAGTTAGAGATTTATTATCTGCGATATTATTCATTTCATTCGTAGTCGTTAAGGATTTATTGTCTATAACTTTATTTATTTCACTCGTAGTTAGAGATTTATTATCTGTTATTTTATTTGTTTCGCTAATGTTATCTACAATTTTATTAGCATCTACTGCATTTATTTTATCATTATTTATATCTTCTAATAATTGTTTGACTCCAGGTTGTTTGACTGTATTTTTATTAATAATATATTCCCCGCCTTCTAATTCCACTTTTCCACTTGGAGCATTCATCTTTATTCCACCTTGATTATGCGATGGTCCTTCTATTAAACCACCAGTTTCATATTCAGGAACTGGTTGAGATTGAATAGTAGATATTTGGGCTATCGTAACTCCAGCAATTAATAATGCTGCAATAGTTCCAGCAATTGGTCCTAATTGACCATATGCCTGTACAATTGCTAGCGCACCTTGTATAACTGCCATTATAACTGCTGCTTCTTGTTCTTTTTTAAATTGTTCTTCCCTAGCAGCTTTTATTTTACTATTTTTTTGTTCTTCTAATTGTATTTTTTTCTTCTCATATTGCTCAGTGGTTATAAAGTTATACTTGTATAATTTTTCAACGTTAGATAAAGCAGCATCAGTTGAGTCTTCTATATCGTTTATATAGGAATCTAACATAGTTCTTTGAGATTCTAGATTTAAATTCATTATTGTAATAATTCCGTCTGCTGCTTGTTGGGTTAAAGCTCCTAAATTATCCATTAGTCCTTTGATAGGATCAATCCAATTTTCTTTATTTATCCAATCTGAAAAAGGCATTGGAGTTTCGTTAAGAGATTTAATGGTTTGATCCAAATCCATTAAACTCATTTTTAATTTAATATTAGCGTCAGTTAATTTCAATACTTTTTCTTCGCTATCTGGTAATAAATTAATTCTATTTGTTTCGTCTTTATTTAATTTAATTAACTCTTGTCTTTGAATTTGTATTGAACTTATAATATCTTCTGAGTATTGTTTTCTTGTTGATGGGTCTGTTTCCTTCTCTCTCAACCTCATTAATATTTCAGTATTATTCTTAGCATTAGATAATCTTAAATCGTCTAAATTTAAAATTTCGTCATAGAATTTAGTAGTATTTTCTATTATTTTAATGTCAGCATCTTTATTTATTATAATTCTTTTATTTTCAAAATCTTCTGTTATATTTAAAGAACTAGTATTAAAAGATTCTTGTTCTTTTATTAATTGTGTATTTAATTCTTTTTTAACTGATTGAGATTCACTTAAAGATTTCTTTAGAACTACAATTTCTTCTTTATTGGTAGTAGTTTCTAAAGAACTTTTTATTTTTTTAATGGTAGATTCAGTTTCTTCTAAATTTTTCTTTATGATATTTTTTCTTTCGATGTAAGTATTTTCTAATACTTTTATATCTTCTCTTTTTTTATCATCAGCCTTTTTTAATTCTACTACTGTTTGTTCAGTTATTATATTATTAACTTCATTATAATAATCTTTTCTAACTTTGATAAGACTAGTATAATCTTCCATTGTTCCTTTTTTAGTTACAAGTTTGCCTTGTTTTTCGATATATTCTTTTTCTATCTCAATTAATTGAGCATTCAATTTTCTTTCTTCTATTAATCTACCAGTTTTAGTTGATGTTGATATAGTAGAAGATTCTAATTCTCTAATAGTTTTTTGTGATTCTCTTCTTAATTGAATTATTTTTTCTAATACTTCTTTTTCAACTTTAACCCTATTATTATAATCTTCTTTGGCTTTTACAGCATCAGCTTTTGCTTTTTCTTCTTTAGTTTTCTTTTCCTCAGCCAACAATAAAGCTTCTTCATCTGCTAAACGTCTTCTTCTAATTTCATCTGCGTTATCAAAGTTCTTTCTTAATGAATTTTTTAAAGCATAAAAAATTGTATCGCTTTCAATTTCACCAGATTGTCTTTTTCTTTCTAATTCACGTAATTCGCTTAATAATTTTTCTTCATCTTTTTTGTATTCAGTCCAATATTTTCTATGTAATTCATTTCTTTTAGCCTGTGATTCACTCATACCTCCTGTGATAACTGCTATTTTATCATTAACACCAGCCATATCACCTAGCATATCTTCAATAGATTTTTGAAATTCTTTATTTGCGTCTGATGCAGATTTAATACCCTTGCTATATTTGTATAAATCATCTGCAGTTCCTGCTAACACTTTACCCAATTTCCAAGCAGCTACACCAACTGCTGCTAAAGTGCCAATAAATATAAATATTGGGTTTAATAATAAAGATTTTGTAAAATTCATAATAGACACAGAAGCAGCGTTAGTCCAAGTAACAAACCCTTTATAAGCAGTTGATGCTGCAGTTGTTACTGTTGCATTAGTTCCTTGAGCAGCTGTTTGAGCAGCAATTAAGCCTGTATTTTTAGATATTGTAGCTCCTTCAGCATTAGATACTGCTATTTGTTCAGCTTTTAATTCATTTACAGTATTAGTTAATTGTGCTTTTCTAGCCATAGAAGCATCCAATCTATTAATTAATAATATTTCTCTTTCTAAAGAATTATTCAAAACTTCATTTGTAGTAGCAGCATCAGTAATAATAAGATTTAATTGCTTTAATTCAATTTGTGTTTGGATTATAGAAACATTTTCTTTTTTAATTTGAGATTCTAATCCCATAATTGAAACTGTAAGTCCATCTTGAGCTACTATATTTTGAGTAATAATTTCATTTTGAGCTACAATAGCGGTAGAAACATTATTAATACTCGATGCTTGCGATATGTTAGCTGCAGCGTTAGCGTTAGCCACAGCAGAAGTGTCTAATATTTTAGTCCCTCCTGTTCCGCCACCACCGCCAGCTCCGGTCGATGTATCAGCAACTGCTGTAGATTTAGTAAACATCCAATCTTTTAATCTAGCTGCATAAATTAAAGCTAAATCTTTTAATCTTCTACTATCAGCTAATGCTTGTAAAGCGTTACCAATAGCCATAAATTGAAGTATTGATTTCTCAACTTGACCAACTTTTTCACTTTCTATTCCAAGTAAAGACATTGTAGCTGTTAAACCAGCGACAGCCTGTGATGCTACACCAGCGAATCTAGCAACGTTACCAAATACATCTTCTTCAGCTATATTTTGAGAAGATAAACGTATATCATCAAATTGATCTTTTATATTACCAAATCTGGCTTTTAATTGTAAATCGTCTTCTCTTGATATAATATTGCTACCAATTAAACCTTTAAGAGTTGCCATTTCTTTCTTAATACCTCTTAAAGATCCATCGAATTCTCTTGTATCTATTTTAAGTTTAGCGTAAATATCTGATGATGTAGCCATTATTTTTCATATTTTTTTATTATCGCATCAAGTAATATATCTCCTGATGTAAATATATCTTCCATTGTTTCTATTGAATAATTAATAACAATATTTTCCCAAGTCTTATAAGATATATATTGTTTTATTCTTCTATAATAAGCTTTCATATAATATATATCGTCAGAATTAATAATTAAAGTATGATTTTTTATTTTCTTAATTCCACTTATATTCTTAAAGGTATTATCTATTAGTTCTTTCATTATATATATTGTTTTAATTTATACGCATATTCCCTTAACTGTAACTGAATTACCATCTATATCATAACATTTAACTGTTAGTGATAATCCAGAGTAAACATTTTGAATTTGGTACCTAATTGTATATGGAGTTCTATCAATTTCACTTACTCTTATTGATGTGTCAAATATTACCCATTCTATTCTATTAACGAATTTACCTACAGCTGTAAATACATGTGAATTATGCCAATCATCAATATCCACAATATTAAATATTGCATCTTCTGTTCCATCAACATACCCGTCAATTGTTCTATCCCCAGTATATGGATTTCCACATAAATACATAGACCATATTTTATTAATATCCCAATGATCATTTTCAATTACAAAATCGTCCATTTTAAAAGGCCAATTATTATAATGATTATAACTCAAACCCTTACATATGGTTAACGTATCTGTGAACGGTGTGGTAAGATAATAAAAAGATGTATTGTGTATAAAAAGATTACCATTAAAATAAAAATTAGTCGTTAACGGGTATACATCTTCTACTACAATTACTATATTATTCCAACCCTTATCATTAGATATATTACGATAACCATTAACTGATGTTCGAGAGTAAAGAACATCTGGGTGAGCTACAGATAAATATACAAACATATAACATAAACCACCATAAAATGGGTGTGGGAAACTACTAGTTAATCTGAATATTTCAAATGGGTATAAGTCTGGCACTTCAATATAAGGGTCGTTAAACTTAATCCAAAATGAAACTGTGGTAAATCCTGTCATTACTTGAGTCATATTATTATAAAGATAACTCAGATGATTAGTAGGTATATTCTGAACGTCTAGAGATAGTGAACAAACGCTATCTGAACTGAATGGAATATTATCAAATACGTTTCCTTTTATAAGATTAAAATTATAAGGCCCACTATCTTTATAATCACCATCAAATCTATAATACACTAAAGTTTTTTCATTCACTTTATAGCAGCAATTTATATCACTTGGTATATAATACACCTCTTCTGGTTTTATTTCAACCTTACCATTACTATCAAATATAACTCCCCCTCCATTATTGGGGACCGTTGGACCATATTGCCAGTTTTCCATATTAAAATTCTCCCATCAATTAATTGTTGTTTTTCTAAAAGGTCTAAAAAGTAATTCTCTACCTTTATTACTAACATTAAGTTGACCTCCCCATACATCAGTCCGAAGAGACTGTACCACTGTACTGCTATATTCACTCGCAGTCCAATAACGAAGGGTTGTAGTTAAATTAAAATTAAACTTATTTTCCTCTTTTGTAGTTATTTCGAACGCAGATTTCATCTCATAATAACACGGCATAAACCAGTCAGCGTAGCCAGCTAGTTCGTAATCTTCACAAATTTTAGCTGCGCTATCTGCGCAAGCAGCAATAATTAAATTAGTATTTATCTGTCCTAATCCTATTGTAGTTCCAGTAGCATAAGTTGAAACTCCATTACACCCCCACATGTAAAAGCAATCATATGGTGACATTATATAAAGGGTGTCTCCGGTAATTACTACGTACCCTCCTCCATAATAATCTCCCAAACCAACATCTCTATTTAAAATTTGATTGTTTGAGTTCAAATGTATTTCTCCTATTCCGTTTGTTATTAACATATTTTATTATTTTTATGTTTCTCCTGTTAAAATTCCATTAGTGAAAGTTAATTTTCTAGTTACTGTACCACCAGATGAATCAGCCACATAATATACTTTAGTCCCAACTAAAGCCGTTGAAATGGAAATATTTGGTGTATATAATGTGGTTGTTCCTGTATTATAATAAAGTGTAGCGTATACGTATGTTGGTGGTATTATATTTGTTAGTCCAGAAGAACCACTGGCTCCTGTAACTCCGGAACTACCAGATGTACCATGTGTACCTAAAAAAGAACCATTAATACCGGAAGACCCAGAATATCCTGAAGAACCTGTTAAACCTGAACTCCCAGAAGTGCCAGTTATACCAGAAGATCCTGATTTACCTGAACTGCCTGATATACCAGATATACCTGAAGACCCTCCTACACCTGAACTACCAGATGTCATACCAACAGGTACTCCTGATCCTAAAATAGTTATACCACTAGTTTGAATATATGGAACATAAAGAGTTGTCTGACCTTCCACATAATAAAATACTTCATCAATAGTATATGCTGGGCTATCACCAGAACTGCCTGACGCACCTGATGTACCTGAGCTACCACCACTCCAACCTGATGTACCTGAGCTACCGCCACTCCAACCTGATGTACCTGAGCTACCACCACTCCAACCTGATGTACCTGAGCTACCACCGCTCCAACCAGAGCTACCAGAACTACCACCACTCCAACCAGAACTACCTGATGTGCCTGAACTACCAGAGCTACCTGATGTGCCTGAACTACCAGAACTACCTGTTGCGCCTGAACTACCTGATGTGCCTGAACTACCAGAACTACCTGATGTGCCTGAACTACCTGATGTTCCTGAACTACCACCGCTCCAACCAGAGCTACCAGATGACCCTGAATTACCAGATGTACCAGAACTACCTGATTTCCCATCACTACCTAATGTGGCTATTAAAAAATAAACCCTATAAAGAACTAACGTCATGTCAACATCACACTTCACCCTTAATATATATTCACCATCAGTTACTGGACCAACTCCAAAACAACCTATACTTCCTATATCATGTTTTTCCATTATACCTGAGCAAATAATTGTATCGTTTTTCCTATCGTATATTTCCAAATCTAAATAATCTGCTCCGTCTATCTGCCCATCAATCTTAGCGTCAAATCTACAATTAATGGTTCTCCCTGAATAAAATGCAACATCATCAGTTTCCGTGAATCCTGTTGTAACCCAAGTCAAACTTAACCCAGTTAAACTGTACCATGTTCCACCGCTTAAAGAATGTGAAGCTGGTGATAAATTATAATTTTTATACCCATAAGCAACTGTAGTGTCACCACTAATATTGCCTATTAAATTATTACTAACAAACGAATAATACAATTTACCTCTATCGTCAATTGTTATTGCTTTGGTAAGACCGCTATAAGTTAACCCACCAACATATAAACCATATTCGTCAATAATTTGATTGTCGACGTTAATAGCCATAACATCAGTATCATAAGTTATTCCAGTCGTCACTTGAGTAGATCCACTAACCAATATACCTTCCTGATATATAGTTCCTCCACTCAATACATCAACCTTAACCTTATTTGACCCAAATAATATATTATTACTACCATAAATTTCATTACCAGCTCCTATGACAACAAAATCAGAAGAGTTCATATTATTAGAATTTCCAATTACTAAACCTTTTGCTCCCTGTGGAAAAGAATTTTGTGAAGTTCTAACTGTAGAACCAGATTGATAAGGACTATAACTTATATTATCTATATATAAGTCAAGTACCTTTTTTTCATTTGTTTGTGTTAAAGTACTTGGAACTTTCCATTCATCTATCGTGAAAAAACCATAATCTACATAAGTATTTAATTGGAACATTTCAACCCTGCAATCTATTCCATTATTCCAATCAACTATTTTACTTATTAAATAAAGATTATTATCAATCATTATTTTTTTTCTAAAATCAATTGTACTAATATCAGAAATATTTAATCTTATCGAATAAGTTATCTTCTTTGAGTTCGGGTTTAAATATAAAGATAATTTATTACGCCAATAAACCCACGTTAAATTATTTTGAGTCGTTACATCTACATAATTATACTTAACAGAACCATAATTTAAATCTAATGTAGGAGTAATTGGATCATCTAAATAACCAGCATAAGGTACTCTGCTCTTACTTATCATTCCACATAGATATAATGTATTACCACTGTCTGTAAATGTTAATCCAGTGTCCCAAAGAGGATCAAACCCTAATACAGGTAATGAAACTCCACCAGTATTATTTACAACCTTTCTATATAATATTCTTGTATTATAATCTGAGTCTGTTGGTAGGTTATCGCAAAATTCGTCGTTTAAATTATATATTTTTGATGAAATAAATGGAGAACTCGCTATAGTGTCCATCATAGTTGATGAAAAAACGTCGTTTATTTTCTCTGTTTTCTCGCTCAAATATGGGTTTTTAATTAAATAATCACCAAAATTATGGCTTGTTTTTTCTAAATATTTACTTAATAGTTCGTCATTTCCATCTTCTTTGAATAAAAATTCTATTGCGCTATCAATTAAATAAGGTATTCTTTCTATTCTAATCTCTTTTGCTCTATTAATTTTATCACTCCAGTCGATATATGTAGTTCCTGTATAGAAAATATCGTATGGTTCTATTATAAAATCATTAGGTTTATCTGGATTTTCAGTAAATATTAAATTAAATTTATTAGATATAGATTTAATATAATCTATTTGAGCCATATCAACTGGTAGCATATTTTCTCCATATACAGTTTGATCTTCTAGATAATAATTAACTGAAACTAATTCATTATTAAAACATGAATTAACTTGAGATATGTCTATTGATGGAAGTATATCAAATCCAAAATGCCACCAAGTCGTACTAGCTAAACTGCCATTAACATAAACATATAAGTTGGTGTTTAATGTTTCAAATCCTAAATAACAGAAAATTTGTTCATTTTTATATAGATTAACGCTTTCAGCGACTCCTATAAAATCGTCTTCTGTTATTAACCAAGTGTTAATTGTATTTTGATCGAATATTATTTCTTTAGTATCGTTTGATATTACAACATATTCTCCGTTAGTTCTTCTTTTGGCTAATTGTAAATATATTTTTATTAATCTATCATTTTGATATGATGATGGATCTGGACCTGGTGATCCTACTGTTGTTGTTCCACTAACATAGAGTGAATATTTTATCTCAAAATTTAAATTAAATACTCCTGAACTAGTTACTGTCCAGTATCCAGCATTATAAACATTATTATCATTATAATAATATGTGCCATCATATTTATTAAAATCTATTACTTGATTTTTATAACCGCTAATATCATTATTTAAAGTTATTCCTGAATTTAAACCTACGTTAAATTTATCATAATATTCGTTTTCATTTATAAATATATCGTTTGGGTGTGGTATAACTAAATTTTTGAAAGATACACTATTTAAAAATGTTGATGTATATGAAAATCCTGCTGCGTTAAATATTTCGTCCCATAATTCTTTAGCATAGAATGATGGTTTAAAATTTTCTAAACGAATATAATCAGTTGTTTTTGGTATTCCAGAATGATCAATTAATGGGTAATAATATCCTGTGTGAGTATCATAATAATTTTCCTGTGTTACTGCCCAATAAGTAGTATTTATATTCGGGTATAAATAAGGTCCTGGGACATCAAAAATACAAACATAGTTTATCTCGTTATAAGAAATATAATCATCTACATGATAACCATAATTTGGATCCCATGTATCATATATTAATTTCCAACTATTTTCTATATTAGTCCAATTAAAAGTGTGATTATATTTTCCAAATGTTTTAATATCATTATTAGAGTCATAATTTCCACGTATTAATTTATCTCCTAATACATCAGCAAAATTTCTATTATTTGAATAAATAGTTCCTTCATATTCTATTAAACCATTTATCTTATTACAATTTTCAATTATTAAATACCCTCTTAATACTTCAATACTATCGTTATAGAATATACAATCTAATTTCTTACTAAAAAAAATAACATTTTTATCAGCATAATTAGTTGTATCTACAAAATTACTTTCTACATTTAAATTATTTATAATATTATTATTGCTATTTGTACCTGGTAATTTTATAGTTTTTGAATAAGAACTACTTATATTAGATAATCCATTACTAACTTGGAATGTTAAAGATATATCTTCATCTTCATATAAATCTAAAACATCTACTTTTGTTATTATACTCAATACTCTTATATTAGTAATCCACCCATTAAAATCTATAGTAGGCGTAAAGACTATTTCATCTTCTCTTAATACACCCGATAAAGTAGTGATAGTTACTATTTCTTGATGAAAGCCTGATGTTGTAAAATATGTACCTGTCTCTCCGAATAGATTACACATAATACCACCAGTTAAAATGGTTGCTTGAAATTCAATTTTATATTGTCTTTCTGGTATACTAGATGGCTTTAATACTTGCCATATTTGATAAGTGTTTCCAACATCATGCCACATCTGTCCGTTTGTCCAAGTCCAACCAGATAATATCGTATAATCTGTACTAGTGCCCGTTATCTGGCTTGTCCAATAATCCGTGTACTGATTGAAATTAGAATTTTGTACAACTATCTCAGGTTTATATAAAACTTTTAATTCACTTTTCATTAATAACTTTGAATGATTTTTTCGTTAGATGGTCTAATTTTCACTTCATAATATACTTCCTTTGAATTCTGTTTTTGTTCATATTTAATTTCATTAGTCACTATAATATAAGGGGTCGCGTACTTATATAAATTACTTGGGTCTGACGTATCATATTGATATTCTTTCATTACATAAACCTTTGGAGATTGACATAATTGAATCATCAACTGACTTTCTTTTTGTGTTAATAAACTAGTCCTCAATGTTATTTCTTCTCTAACATTAGTGTTGAATATATTTTCCCCACCAAAATAACTATTAAAACTAGTAGGTCCTCCAACAGGGGTTCTTCGTTTATAAGTTGATCTTTCTATTTTATAATCAATATCAATTTTTTTATCAAACGTAAAATTGTCATAACCACCGTGAGGGTTTAACCAAAATAATTGCCATTTACTATATTGGTCACATTTTTCTTTTCGATAAACATAAAAAGATTTGTTATTTAATATATGTTCCGTATTAACTGCGGCTGCGCTTATAGAATAATAAACTGGTAGCCCAATCATTTCAGCTCTCCATATTAAACCATCTCTATGTACATTACCTTGACTTAAAACTGTTCCGCCACTTGAAACTAAATCCCAACCACCATACTGATCCTGGAATAAAGCAGTGCCACCTGACATATAAACAGGGGTGCCTGAATTTTCTACCCATCTCCACCACAAAGGGTAATCTGGTGGACATAAATTAGTCCCAGGTAAATCTATTAATGTGTAATAGTCATAACCCAGATAAGTAACATACTCTGATATTTTATAATGTAAGTAAGGGTTCCAATCTGGGTAGTTTGTTTCTATGTGACAATAATCTTTTATTTCAGGTGTATTAACACCACCTACTAAATCAACCTTATAATACAACCAATTATCATAGGTTACTCCAGTTGGAATTAATCCTGTTTCTCTTAAATGTCTCATAGACATAGGGAAATACCACATTTTAGTATCTGGGTAGGCGTAAGATATTTCAGTATCTTGTGTAACTCCTGAAGCAACATAAGTTCTAATTGGAGGTACCCAAACAACTGGTATTTGTTTTTTACCATTGTCTAATATTGGTAATGGTTTTGGTGGTATTGATGTCATAATTTTTAATTATTTTATATTGAATCTATTGACGCACTTTCTGAATAATTGGCTGGTGATGTTTTAGTTTGTGGCATTGAAGCTTCTCTACTTTCTTCGTTAAAGAATTCATTAGGTAGCCCTATCAATCTATCTATATCATTTCCAGATTCTATAGATACTTGAACACCGCCAGTAGTAAGTAAATAATAATAAGTGTATTTTATTTTTGTTGGTAGATTACCAGACTCACATAAAAAATATAGAAAAGCTACATCTTCATTATCTAATCTGTATTCAGTAGCATCAGTTAAAAAGTTACCAAGTGTTTGAGTATCTCCAGACATTACCCATTGTAAATTATTACCTTGTAAATGATTTAATGGTACATAATCATATGGAACTTCCTGTTGACAACCATTATAATAAATAGTTCCTCTAACTGGTTCGGTATAAGGTGTTCCTTGTTTAACAGGAGATGTTATACCAGATGAATAATAATCATACACTACCATTCCAAATTGAGCAAATGAATTTCCAGCGTCCGTTAATATGGTTGCTGATAAATTAATATCTGATGATATATAATTTTTATAAACTGACGTTGGGTTAAATTCACATGTTCCATTTTCAAGTGGGTACATTTTAAATGTTCCAATTAATGTTTTTGCTGCACTTGTTGTGCCACTAACATCTGTTTTATATTTATATAATTCTATTAAGAAATTATAATTTAATTCAGTATATTTATCAGAACTAAAAGTATAAGTACATCTATTAGAATCATAGACTCTTGCCCACTCACTTGGTTTAGCAACACATGTAATAGCCATTATTTTAAATTATTTTTTAAATCTTTAACCGCCGCATCTGCTATATCTTGTCTAAATTTTTCAGTATCGACTAACTGCATAGGTTTTGATATAAAATCTAAAGGCTTTATTCCCTTAATAGCAATTCCCCTAGCTATAAGATATGACAATTGTTTCAATGTTACTGTTCTTTTACTACCAGCAAATGGTTTGGGTACTATACCTTTAACTTTAATCCAGTTTGTAATAGCAGTTATATTAGGGAATCTATTATTTATTTGAGTAACCCCTCTTTTAGTATTTCTAGTACCCAAACCATATGGCTTTCTACCTCTTAAAACATAACCTCCTTGTTTAGCCATCTGCCAAACAAATTCTTTAGTGTTATAATTATATTTAACTTTTATAGATCTAACTAAATCGGCAGTTGCTACTTTATCATAAGCAATAAGAATAGATTTCATTCCATCTGAAACAGAATTTCCATATTTAATAATTACCTTATCTACTTCGCTCATTAAATCGCTATTATGTTTTTACTATTTTTCCACTCCTCTAATTTATTATTCTGTTTATTAATTACCATAAAATCTAATATATCTCTAAGCCTACTGCCATAAATCTGTCTCATTAATATAGGATTATCGTTACTCATTTTTAATGCTAATATGTCCCAACTAAAAAATTTATTTATTTCATCTATTTGTTTTTGATATACTAAGTCTGGTCCTTTTTCTTTTGGTTCAAACAATAAATATTTATATTCTGTAAAGATAGTTTCACGTTTTGACAAAAAAAAATCATAATAGCGTGAGCATCTTCCATTAACATATTCTCTTTCAGATATTCACTAATATCTTCCTGATTTTTTAAATTAAATGGTTCTATGTCCCATTTTAATTTCTTCCAGTTAAATATTCTAGGTCTACAATAAATTGAAATTAACTTATGTAAATTGGCTGTATTATTTTCTTCTGCTAATATAGTATCAAGACGAGAAAATTGCTCATAAGAACATTCATAAAAATCTTTCTCAACAATAAACATTTTATCACCAACCTTTACTTTATTTTTATTAAAATCTTTAATTTCAATAAACATCTTTTTATTTAAATCTTCAATTACTTTATCGTAAGATTGGTTTCTACTAACTTCAAAATAATTAATTAAATAATCGTTGTATAAAGTACTCCCACCGTCTAATGTATTAATATACTGATAGTGCTTTAATTTCATCATATTTCATTTTTTTTCAATTTAACAGGTGGTATAGGTCTTTTAATTATCACTTCATCTGTTTCAGTAATCTCACCAGTTTTTATATCAACATCATATGTTGTTTGAGTTATCATTACATTATCAATTGGTTTTGGTTCAACTACTTGAGTATATTGAACTTCTTCTTTTTTATTATCTTTGTAGATATTATAAGCTGGAGTCAATCTACTATAAGCATTAAGTAAATCAATACTTGATTTTTGAGCACAAGAACGACAAGAAGTGTTAATTCCAATTCCAATTAAATCTGCTGCTTGTTTAAGTATGGCTATACCAACATTTTTTCTATTTGGAAGTATTTGTTCCTCAAATAACTTCATAAACGCAATTTCATTTTCTCGCATATTTATATTTTCTTTTTACATTTTTTTCTAAACTCTTTAATATCTTCAATTTTGATTCTGTTCTCTACCTTTATCTATATAATGTTTAATACAGCAACCAACAAAAGCATTTTTGTCTTCACCTGGTTCTTTATTTAACGGCATAATAATATTGATTATTTTTTATACTCTAATTATATATATTAAAATGATGAACTTTTTGGGTCAAGAATATCTAATCTTACAAAACTAGGTGTGACTCCACTATTTTTTTTATTAACTGATTTATTATAACCAAATGCTAGTCCACGTTTAAATATTTCAGTGAAGTATGGTAGGGCATAATAATATTTTTTATGGTTGAATTTTTTCCAATTTAATAATAACATTAGAACTCCTTCTTGATAACAGTCGTCGTAATCTTGTGTTTCTTGATAATAAGATCTCTTCTTTAAGATAGCGTTCTTAGCTATTAGTATTAACATTTTCTCAGCTTTCTTAGTTAATAAACCTTTGCCCTGCGATAACATTATCTCATATACTAAATCATTATCATTTACATAATTCATAAAATACTTGTATATTTTTTAACGAAGAAAGTTAGAAAGAAAACTAATGGACATAACCATAACCCTATTAATGAACCAAAATATATTAAATAAGTAATCCAGAATACATGGCTAGCTACGCAACATGGGCAAGACAATAATTTAATGAAAAATCTAATTAACCAATAATTACTTGTAGTATTATTTGGTATTTTCAATATGTCTTCAACTACCAAAACCCCCCAGGCAATCGAAACCAGAATCATCAATCCAACTATTAAAATTTCTATCATATTCTTTCTTAATATTTTTTTTAGCTTCGTTTATTAAAGTCCTAGTTGTGCTTCTACATATGTTAAATTTCTTTGAAACTTTCAACATAGATTCTCCAGTTTTAATATAATGTTCCAATATAGCATAACCAAATATTTTCCTCAATTGTGTTTGTGTTAATCCTGTTGTACCAAAAGGTATTCGCTCTAATTCATAATATAAATAATCTATTCTAAAATCATGTAATATTTCATCTGGTTGTTCTACTATCCTATCTACTGAAGTTATTTTAAATTCTTTATTATAAGTGCCTCCATTTTTAGGGTAATTTCTTTGATTAAGAATTATTCTTGTTATATATCTTTTTAAATGTCCAGTTTTGAATAATTTATTTAATAAATTATTATTCATTTCAATTAATATAATATAAATAAATTGTTCCAGGTCTTCTAATCCTGTTCCATTTTGAATGAGTTTATTAATAAGTTTTTTAATATTATATTCTTTGAATACAATGTCAACAATTTCACAATTATCCACATATTAAATTACTTTTTTATTATCATATATATAATTTTCTTCAAATTCTTGTTGAGCCTTATAAGCATCTTCTATATCGAAATACCTTCCAATGTATACGTTCTTATTACCAACATGTGAATAAGCATGAAATGCATTCTTTTTTTTATAAATATATTTATATTCAGTCTTTTGAGTATTATTTTTTCTTATAGAATCTATGAAATCACTATCTTTTTTCTTATCTTCATTATATTTTGTTGCCGTATAATCATATTCATTAGGCGGGTTAAATAATTTGTTTAATAATCTATTATTAATATCAGTTTTATAATTACTAGTCCAATCATCCACAACCATTCTAATAAATTTATCTGGGTGAATATAATCAATAGCATACATAATTCTATTAATTTCCGCATAATCATCTGAATTAAAATTAATACACACCTTCATATTTTATAATTAATTTTTAAACAATATTAAATGAAACTCCTCGTTTTTGTTTAGATTTTAAAGAGATTGCTAAACTCATAATACAATCATCATGAAAACCAGGTAATGAATTATATATAATTCTTCTGGTACGAGGACTATACTGAAAAGTGTATGTATTTAATTCGCTATGTAAAGGCTGAAATAATTGTTGAGTAGGTATATGAATACCACCGGTTTGAAAAGCGTGTATAAGTTCTTCGATTATTTCATTTTTACTTTCATTAGTAGTTAGGAAAGGTCTTATATTACCATTAGATTTACGAAGCATATCAAAAACAACATCGCCAATACCATTAGTTTCACAGAGTACAGAAGCAGACGGGTACTTCTTTATAGTAGAATTAATTTTTTCAATTATAGTGTTCCAATCTTGTTGATTTATTCTAAATATTTCAACCACTTCACTATTTTTATTAAGGACTGTAACTACTGTGAAATCTGATTGTCTTCCTAAATCTATTCCAATACTATATGGTCCTTCATTAGCATAACCTTTAAATGAATGAATATCTGCACAAGAAGTTATATTACCAAAAACTGAACCTCCACCATCAAGAAATATTGCATTATATTCTTGTTGAAAAATACTCTCAGGTAATGTCAATTGTGCATCTTTTACTTCATCCTTATTATAAAATGGGTTGTCTGAATAATGTCCAAATAAATATAAATAATTTTCATTACCAGATATACCTTGTTGGCAAGAAGAATAAAAAAATCCAGTCTTACCTCTCGGAGTAGAAGTGAGTATCATTTGTTTTCCAATAACATTAAGTGTTGGTCTAGATACATTCCAAATATCATCTGACATAAAAGCTGCTTCATCTATAAAACAATAATGAACACTTAAACCTCTGACATTATCTGGGTTTGTTGAAGATCTAAAAAAAATTTCAGAACCATTTATAAACGATATTAAATTATCTGATTTATTAAACGATTTAACTACTCCAGCATCAATAAGATTTGAATATAATTTATTCATAACTAATTTAGATAATCCGTATGTTGGAGTGATATAAAGTGATTTACATTTTTTCTCATTTAAAGATCTATACATTAATATATTTTCAAGTATAGTAGATTTAGAAAATTGTCTGCTGGCACAAATACTCACGTATCGAGATTTAGATTTTAATGTACAATCTATAATATCTTTTTGTTTTGGAAATAAATTAATACCTTTTACTACCATTATTATTTATTATTTATTTACGTATTCCTTCCATTTAATTTTCATTCATTATCAATTAATTTTTGATCTTCTGATACATCAATGAATTTAACATCTTCCGATTCAATAGTTCCTCCAATTTGAAATGAAGTATTAGTTACGTTTATATCAATAACATTTCTATCGTTCCACTTCTGATGCCTGCGGCATTTTAAGAAAAATATAACGGCCGTCACATTCCCTTCACTTATTAATTTATAGAGTTGTGATTCAACATAATCACATGACATACCATCTATAACAAGACATTCGTCTCTAAATTTTTTATCTGTTGTAAACCATTTTTTATAAGTGGCGTAAGCTAAATGACAATCTGATAAAGCTGGAGTAAGTATTCCTAAAGATTTAGCTAAAGCTTTTAAAAAAATTGTTTTTTGATCTTTAATAGTCTCCTTGTGAATTTTAGGCATTTGTGTTATTTGTTTTTTTACTTAAAATATAATTCAATTGACTACTTTTTAAATTATATTCTTTATTTATTTCGTGAATATCTTCACCGTTATTAAGCCTCTGTACTATTTTTTTGATTATTATTTTCTTTCCTCCACCTGCTTTATTGACTGTATATCTAATTGAGTCATAAGATATGTTCAGTTCAATAGATATTTGTCTATAAGTTATTCCTATATTATATTTATTTAATATAATTTCTTTAATTTCTTTTGTTAATTGATGTTTCCTGTTAGCCGCAATTTCAGCCTGACAATAACAAAAATTCTTTTTATTACATAAATTATAACTACCGTCAATATAATGTTCTTGAAGATAGAGCTTTGATTGTTTTCTAGTAAAATCAACTGGTAATGATTCCAATTGTTCTAACGTGAAATTAAAATCTAATTCTCTTAACAAATTATATAACTTATTGTTTAAATTATAATTCTTTTTGGCGTCCCAAATAATATAAGATTTGATCTTACATAAGAAATTTTTAGAAACTCCATAAAAGAAATATTCATCAGAATTATTTTCTCTTAAACCAAATATTTTATAAGTGCCTTTTTTCTTAACCTTCGGGTTAAACCCAGAACCTATGCCTCCGATAATATACCTCCTTTCTTTATTATTATATATTAAAAATAAAAGGTCTGTTTTAGACATAAAAAAAGGAACTTTATGTCATTGAAAAAAGACTGTAAAACGGCATGAAATTTTAATTTCTAAAAATAAAAGGTCTATTTTTTTGTTTAATTTAAAATTCATACCTTTACACAAATTAAAGATTATGAAAAAATATACAGCCCAACAAACCATGTTCATAAGACATAACGAAAAATCAATTAAAATAATACAAGATAAAGAATATTTCATAATAAATAACGACAACGGATCATTTTCATTGACTGAAGAAGACGAAGAATTCTCGAATTATTTTAATTTTATAATGAGCAATCTTAAATTCAATCTATTATTCAAATTAAACAAAAAGTGAGTTTTAATATATAATATATAAATAAAAAATAGTTTTATGGCTACAAAAGTTATCTGTATTAAGAGTGTTAAAGTCGGACCCAATAAATTCAAGGAAGGTATTATTTATTACTTGACAAGAGATTTTGTTGGAGACAAGGAATTTACTTACGGAGTTAAATTTAACGACGATTTTAAAAAATATTTCAAGAAATATGAAGTATAAATTTAATATAAAAGATTTTATTGACGAATATTATGAACCTTTGAATATTAAAACACTTCAAACAATATTATCTTATATAACAAATAGATATATTTATAATAAAGAAAGTAGTGAATGGGTTTCTATTATGGCTAATGAGTTTCATAATATAATACATGATTATAAACCATATATTGAATATTTAAGAAAACAAAAGATAATTCTAATTGATTATTCTTATGAAGTAGGAGAACATAGTCGTAGATATTGTTTTACAGAATACTTTAAAGAACATGCTAAAATATTAGAAATTCTTTGTGAAAAAAAAGATGAAAGTTTTGAAGATAGTTATTTAGGTATTGATAGTGTAATTAAAAGAAAAATAGCTAAAGATTATAATGATTTACTTGTTGATATGAAACATGTTCAAAAGAAAAAACTTTTTATGAAAGACGGAGCTCCAATATATGACTTCAATTCTTATATTCATAATATAGCCAATTTAACTAAGATTGATAAGAATTGTTCTTTCTATAAATGGAAAACACATGGTAGATTATATACTCCTTTTTGCTACTTGAGTTCAAACATTAAAATTGAAAATTGCTTCTTTAATAAAAATTCTAAATTAACTAATCTTGATATAAGAAGTTCATTTCCTTTATTCTTATCTTTATGGTTTATTGAGAATGGAGTTTCAAAAGATTTATACGAATTAAAAGATTTTACAGAAGGTTTAATAAATGGTAAATTTTATAGTCATTTATGTTTTAAATTAAATAAAGTTAAAGATACTGACTTAAAAGGAACTGAAACTGAAAAGCCATTTTACTCTAAAGAACAAACAAAAATAGAATTTCAAAAATGGATTAACGGTATTAATGTACATAAAAATGGAAAAGTAAAAAATGATGATATTAATTATGTTTTTGAAAGATATTATCCAGAATTATTAGAAGTTGTAACGAAAAATAAAACTCAAAAAGGAATAATGTTTCACACTCTTTCAATTAAAGAGAGTGATTTTATATTCAATATAATTTGCTCCAGAATTTATAATGAAGTTCCTGGAGTTAAATTATTAACCTGTCATGATTCTATTTATTTCGATAATAAATATTCTAAATTAATTGAGCCAATATGGAACGAAGAACTAAATAAATTATACGAACAATTGAATTTAAAAGATGAACCAGAAGAAATAGATGCGACTTTTGTAGGCGCTGAATTTTTATTTGAAACGCCGAACTTATCAAAAAAAGAGTACCAAAAAAATAACTAAAAAATAATCTATAAAACATGAAGACTTTTACCAGATGACCCAGAATTTTATTTTTTTTTTTATTTATTTTATATTATATTATCAATT